GTTTCTGGCATTTTATCGGTAGTGATAAATAGACCCCTATAGGCTTATACTTGCCTTTATTTTATTAGTGTTAAGCTATGCAATTACAATACAATACAACACAATACAATTTAAGGCGTTATAAGATAGTTTTAAGCTACATTAATACATTAAGTATACTCTAATATACCAACACTAATTTAATGGTATTAGAAAGCCTTATATAAGTTATTAATATATAAGGCATAAAAAAACCCAGCAATAAAGCCAGGCAAATAGAATAGTATTAATAAGACATAAAAAAACTCTTACAAATTAATGTAAGAGCTTTGATATAAATTTAAGCTGTTTAAATTAGCATCTTAATAAGTTTGTCTATTTCATTACTAATTCTCTTTTGTACAATCGGATTGCATCTTTTAAGCTGCATATTGTACAAATAATCTAATTGCGAATAAATATCTTTGATAGTCATAAGTTCTAAATTTAAGCGGTTTATATATATTTTTTTAATCGGTGTAAATTCTCGCTATTCAGGTAATAAAAATACAACCTTTCAAGATTCACGCCTTTTGAACTACTAAGTCCGATATAATGCAAAGGATTCTTAGCGGCTAACTTTACCCAGTTTTTCACGGTGTGAAATTGTTTATATGCGTCACGGGTTGAACAATGCACACCATTAATACAATGACTAAAATACCTAATTTGCTCATTTAGGGCAAATCTTAGCGCATCGGCGTAATTTTCAAAGGTATATATCTTTGTTTTAATTTTGGTAAACCCTAGCCAGGTTTTATAGGTTTCTTTCTGTGTTATTTTATACATAGCTTTTTTTATTTTAGGTTAATTATTTCTATGAATTTAAAATAGAATGGATTCAAATTGTGTTCTTCTTTTAGAATCCTTTTAGCTTCATCAACAGAAATAGCTTTAATAATAAGCCTCCATTCCTTTTGTCTTATTAACTCTTTATAAGTATGAGGTCTGTATTTTTGGTGGTCGTATTGAACTTTTATAGTATACATAGCTTTATTATTTTAGGTTCTTAATTTCTAAATATTCACTTGCCCAATTATCACAAAGGAATATATAGCCTTTTATATCTGAAGCACGGCAAATAATATTCCAACCGTTTGAGCGCAAAGTCTGAAAAGCTTGTTCCATAATATCGCCATACTTATAAGAATAGCTAAAATATTTCTTTTGTGTTGGTTCGTTGTTTGCTCTTGTTGGTTCTGAGATGCAAACCCTAGACCCTCTTGAATTTGTTGCTCCGTGATAAGTCACTTTAATTTGCCTAAGGTTAGTAAGCTCAAAGGCTTGTTTTACTGTTTTACTTGTTTTCATAACTTTTTTTTTTAGGTTCTGGTTAATTAGTTTTTTTTAGTAATCTTTGCAAGGTTTTTGAGAAATATAAACAGCTATTCCAGCTAGAATATATTCTTTTTTTAATCTTACAAGCTCTTTTTTAAAATCCTTATAAGAATTAAAATTTTTTCTCTCTAAATGGTCCACAGTTTCAATTCCGTAGTTTGTTTTTAGATTAAAATACTTTGTATAACTCATAACTTGTTTTTTTTGGTTCTGGTTAATTAGTTTTTTTTAATATTAAAATACACATCTAAAGCAATAGATTTGATTAAAGGGTATTTCCAATTTTCATTCACTTTATTTTTATTGCTACCATTCATTAAAGCTTTGAATAGATGAGATTTCAAATTTATCCAATGATTAATATTTGGTAAATTTTCGGTAGTCTGTGTAGTTAAATTGCTCATAATCAAGTATTTAGGTTTATTTTGTAGCTATATTGCCGTTTTCACTGGTGTAAATATATATTATTTATTTGTTTTTAACAAATGTAAATAAGTTTTATTTGATACTAGGTAATACAAACACACACACACGCGCACACGCGCACACGCGCACACGCGTACAAACACACTCACAGACTAATAAAATAATTTGAAAATAAAAATAAAAAAGTATAAAATAAATTAGGAATTGTCAATATGACATACTCAAACCCCTCCCCTATTGAATAAATATACACTTTTCTATATACGTTTTTTTTGGTTTTTTTATCGAGAGTGGCTAGTACTTTTTTTAAGGATTACTTAAAATATTTAAAAATCTAGGGCTATATAAATCAATCCGAATTAAATAAAATCAAATTAGTTCTTGTTTAATTGAAATAAGTTTTATACATTTGTTGAAATCTAAAACGAAACTATTATGATGAATCTAACAGAAAAGCAATTAGGAAAAGCAATTCGACCTATGTTTATTAAAGGTTGGAATTTGAATAACGAGCAGAAGATATACGATGTAAAGATATATTTTGCTTATTTCCCAAAAGAGTATGATGGGGAAAATCCACCTAGAATTAGATATGATATAATTCTTCAAAACGGTCAAACTACTGATAGGTTTCATTGTTCAAAACCTTTTGTAGAAATGATAGATTGTATTACCACTAGCCTATATGAGCGTATGGTGGGATTAGCTTAGTATATAGTGAGCGTGAATAGTGAAAGTTCCATTTTGGGAGAGGGAGTGCGCAAGAAATTAGACCACCCCACCCTATTAACAATTAAAACAAGTAAAGATTATGAACGGACATTGGAAGAAACAGTTTAACTACGATTACCTAGGGTCGTACTCCTTAGATGGAAAGCGAGAGGTAGTAGTTAGTATTAAAGGAGTAGGTTCGGCTAAGGTAACTGGTCAGAACGGAAGAAAGGAAGATTGTTTTGTTGTGTACTACAACGAGATGGATAAGCCGATGATACTCAATCGAACTAACGCTAAGGCAATCGAGAAGGTTGCTGGTAGTGGATTAGTAGAGGATTGGGTAGGAGTTAGAGTTACCTTATATGTGGAGAAGGGTGTTAAAGCCTTTGGTGAAACAGTCGATGCTCTCCGCATTAGAGATAAAAAGCCTAGCCAAAGTAAGATGACTAAGGAAGTTGAAACTGCTATGCTAGATGCTATTAAGCAAGGTCAAGTAGGGAAGGTTGAATTAGCTGTATCTAAGTACACTATGAATAACACTCAGGAGATGGCTATTATGAACGCACTTAAAGAAGCTAAGGGATGATAGAGATTATCTTATATTGGATATTATCTAATGCTAACACGCCTAACTTTATATGGTTTGTTTATTGGTTTCACATACTAGCATTAGTTTTAAAAGGATTTGGTTGGGCTTTAAAATCAATCGCTCAAATAGATTTAAAAGACATAGGAAAAGATGAAGAATTTTAACAATGACAGCGACTACTACGGAGATTGGGAGTACACGACCAATTCTCAGTTAGGGTACGTTAAGCGTTCTCCTTCATACTATTGGAAGATGCGTAACGGAGGGAAGATAGATGGTCCAGCTTTAAGGTTTGGTGCTTTAGTCCACACTTTGATATTAGAGCCTGAGAAGTATTCTGAAAACTTTGTGGTGTTTAATCCTGAAGATAGACCTGAAAAGGAAAAAGGAATGACATCCAAGATGAATAAGGAGTGGAAGAAGCGATTAGACTTAGATTGTAAAGAAGGTAGAAAGTACCTTATGACAATGGAGCAATACGAGTTAGCTTTAAAGTTAAAGAGAAAGTTAAACGATTGTCCTGAAGTTAAAGCGATACTAGATAATTGCGAAACGGAAGTTCCTAAGACTTGGATAGACTTTAACACAATGAGTAAGTGTAAAGGTAAAGCGGATATAGTTATTGATGGAGGCGATATGCTAGTCGATATTAAAACTACTGGTAAAGATGTAGTAGATTTTAAGAAGAGTGCTTACAGGTACGCTTATCATCGCCAAGCAGCGTTTTATCTTGATGGGTTTAATGCGAAAGAGTTTGTGTTTATTGTAATAGAATCTAACGCACCGCATCAGATAGGTATCTTCCGATGTTCAGAGAATTTCATCGACCAAGGTAGACAAGAGTATATTGAATTATTAGAAAATAAAAAGAAATATTGTGAGTCGGCTATTGAAGCTAATAATCACGTAATACACGAAGAATTATGAGACAAGTTACTAGAAGTTTTTTTGCCAAGAAGAAGTTAGACAACGCTAAGAAGATTTGTTGTGATTTTTGGGGAGTAGACCAAGATACTGTTTTCGATAAGAATAGAAAGCGAGAGAGAATGAACGCTAAACACTCTATACGATATATGTTATCTTTAGACAAGGAATTAACCTTAGCTCAGATAGGTGGTTTAACTAATTGCGACCACTCTAACGTGCTACACTCTAAGAAAACATTTATGAATATGGCGGATGTAGATGTAGATTTTGCTGCTATGAATAGAATTATATTAGGCTCTGAGAAAATAGATAAGAGCGAAGCTTTACGTTCTAATATTAGTAACATCATTTGCTCAGAGATGATTCCAGCAAAACAAATTGACTTAATTTACGAACTAATTAAAATCAATCAGGCTTATGAAAATAGATAGAATAGATGTAGCACACGAAGAGATAGCTGAGAGTTGTGACGAGTATATTGTTATTTCTGCTGAGTTTAAAGGTCTTAGTGATAACTACGTGAGTAGGGCAAATGTAAAGACCGAAGGAGACATTTTAAAAGAAATAATTGTAAATGAGATGTTTAGTACGGAAAAATTTGCTAAATTTGTTAAAGACATTGTAAAAGAGTATAATAAACAAAAACGAGAAATATGAGTAACTTAGAATTAAATGGTACTATCACGGTAATTAGTGATGTACAAACTGGAACAGCAAAGAGTACAGGTAACACTTGGAAGAAGTGTGGATTTGTAGTAGAAACTAAAGGGGAGTACCCTAAGAGTGTTTACTTCACCGTATTCGGAGAAGAAAAGGTAGACAACCTATTAAAGTTTAACAAGGTCGGTCAAGACGTTGATGTTAGCTTTAATGTAGAATCAAGAGAGTATAATGGGAAGTACTATACCGACCTTCAAGCTTGGAAGATTTTTACAAGTGGTGGTGAAAAGAAAGCGGAAACAACTTCAGATAAACCTGATGATGGATTCCATAAAGCAAGCGATTTACCATTCTAATTAGATGGGGGTAACTCCCCACCTTTTTTCCAAACCTAACCTAACCTAAAATAATAATATGACGATGGCAAAGAGATTTACCGACACAGCTAAGTGGAATGAAGATTGGTTTTTAGACCTAACTAATTCCCATAAATTATTTTGGATATACATTTGTGATAATTGTGACCACGCTGGTATATTCAAGCCTAATAAGAGAATGTTTGAACTTATTGTAGGTGATAGAATTGATATTACAGACTTCTTATCTATAGTTAATGGAGATAAGATTCGTATAATAGAGTTAGAGAACGGTAGATGGTATTTAACTGGATTCATTTCGTTTCAGTACGGAGGAAAGTTAAACGTAAATAACAGAGTCCATAAATCTATACTATCTGTACTAACTAAAAACAATATTACTTGGGTAGATGATGTGAAGCCACAGCTTGAACTACTAGAAGATACTCAAGAGCAAAAAGATGATACCTCTATTGGTAAACCTAGAACCATCACCGAAGCTATAGACTACTTCAAAGAGAAAGGTAGCAATAAGAATGAAGGTGAAAAGTTTTACTACTTCTATGAATCTAAAGGATGGAAAGTTGGTAAAACGAAGATGAAAAACTGGAAGATGTCGGCTTCGGGATGGATTTCTAGGAATAAAACAAATAAGCCTGATTCGGATTACTTAGGTGGTCAGCTTAACGCAATGAAAAGTTAAGGAGATATGGCTAACTATAGAATCACCTCAAAACAAGAGGTAAACGACTATTGTAAGAAGGTTTATACTAAAGGGTACACTAAAGGTCAAACATCGGGAATATCTCCCTTAGACCCTCACTATACGTTTCGTAAAGGTGAGCTTACTATAATGACTGGTTTTGCTAATATCGGTAAAACAACTTCTCAACTTTTTCTAATGATAATGTCGGCTAAGTTGTACGATTGGAAGTGGCTTATGTACTGTCCTGAGAACGAACCTGTAGGTGACTTGATGATAGATATTGCTGAGATGTATTGCGGTAAAACAGCCGATAAAGATTTCTCGGATAGAATCGACCAACAAGAATATCTTAGAGCGATAGATTGGGCTTACGAACACTTTACCGTACTTACGTTTGACGAAACTCCAACTGTAGAAGATGTCTTAGGGGCGTTTGAAGAGTATATGCAAGTGGTAAAGGTAGATGGAGTATCTGTAGACCCTTTAAATGATTTAAGAGCGCAAGAGAAGCAATCTAAGTATGATTACTATTACGATGCTTTAAGTAACATAAGGAGATTTATTAAAAGACATAAAGTATCATTCTATCTTGTGGTCCACCCAGGAACAGCAGCTAACAGAAGGCGAAACGATGATGGTACTAGACCAGCACCTAATATGTCTGATGTAGAGTACGGGGCTATGTTCGGTAACAGAGCAGACAACTTTATCGTGTTCCATCGTAATCCTCAGAGTGAGAAGTGGAACGTGACTGAGATACATATTCAGAAGGTGAAATTTCAAAAGTTAGTCGGAGTACCTACACCTGAATTAGACCCGATTTGTCTATTCTACTCGTACCAAAAGAGAAGATTCCAATACCTTAACGAGAACGGTAGTCTAGTAGACCCGATTCAAGTTGCCGATAATAGAGTTAAACCTAGTAATGTATTTTAGATATGGGTTTAAAAGATAAATACACTATAAAACCTATAAGCTATAAGGATGCTATGGATTTAGTTGTAAATAATCACTACCTACACAGGAAATGTCCCTGCTCTCAAGCGTTTGGTCTTTTTGAAAAAACTGAAATTAATTCAGATTTATTTAGTAAAGAAAGAATAGTAGGTTGTGTTATATATGGGACTCCTAGTAGTAGTAGTTTAAGAAAAGGTATATGCGGAATTGAAGAGTCTTTTAATGTAATTGAGTTAAATAGGTTGTGGATTGAAGATGATACTCCTAAAAATACAGAGAGCTACCTTATAGGTAATACTTTAAAGTTAGTTAGTAAGGAGATAATTGTAAGTTACGCTGAAATTCAACAAGGTCATTTAGGTGTGGTTTACCAAGCCACTAACTGGTTATATACAGGATTAAGTGCTAAAAGAACTAATTGGGTTATTGAGGGCGTAGATAAGCATTGTCAAACTATTGCTGATAAATACACCTCTAAGGAATTAAAAGCTAAGTATGGTGATAAATTTAAATCTGTTGATAGACCTAGAAAACATAGATATTTATTTATAAACGCAAATAGAAGAAGAAAAAAAGAGTTATTAAGTAAGCTTAAATACGAATTAAAGCCATATCCTAAAAATATTTAATTATGGATAAGGTATTAGACTTTAAAATGATTGATGGGACTATGACTTACTTAGTAGAAGCTAAAGAAGGTGATTTTTTATTTATTGACTCTTTAAGAAAAAAGGAAGGAAAAGCACTAGGGTTTATACCTAAAGCTGTTTATGAAAGTGTTATAGAAAAGCGAAGGGTAGCTAATAGGGATAGATGGAAATATTCAAAAATACTTATAACTATTGATAATGGTGAACGAACAGGTTTTTGTTATGTAACATACGCAAAACAAGATTTACACATTCAACAAATAGTAATACAAAACGATGCAAGGCGATGGCATAGAGCAAAAATGATGCTGGATTATGCTGAAAATATATGTAAAGATTTAGGTAAAACTGCTGTTACAGCGAGAGTAGCTGTAGACTTAGAGAGTAACTTATTTTGGAAAGGGTGTGGTTATAATATAGCAGCTACAACTACAAGCACTTGGTTAAATCAAAAGGAAAGTAAATCAAAAAGACCTCTTCATTATTATATAAAATATGTAAATTCACTTTTTAAACAACCTTAGAATACAAATTATGTCTGATGAAATTACAATGAAGTCAATCCAATTATTAAGAGATTGCGACCCGAACCTAGACGAGATGGGTAGTATGGATAAGTTTATATCGCATCAGTTAGAGTTAGCGAAGATGCGTGACCAGTACGTGAGTTATTCTAACCACCCACAAGCTGATAAGATGAAGAAGCGATTAGAGGTATTTGAAGAGAGTAGCCAAGCGTTTACTTGGGTTTACTTTATGATGATGCAATTTAAGCGAGAAAAGGTGTTAGCCCAAGCGAATGAATTAGAGATGGCTAATGCGGTTATAGAGTTGAAGTACGAGTTGGATTTATTAACTAAATTAAATAATGATGAATAAAAAGGAACTTGAGTTATTGGAAAAATTTGCTTCAAAGCATAATGTTGAATGTAAACCGACTAAGAGCGAAACAGCTTTTTGGGATTTCACTTACGAGTGGGATAATAGAAAGTTCTATTGCGAGATGAAGCAACGCAACTTCACTTTAGATTATGCGATTGAGAATTACGCTGAGGGCTTACTCCTAGAGATGCACAAGTACGAAAGGATATTAAGGAGGACTAAGAATGAAAAAGCAGCCCAAGGTTTATATTTCAATTTCTTCAGCGATAATAAAGCGTTAGTCTTTAATCTTAACAAGATGAAGATAGATAAGTGGCAATGGAGAACGATGCCTGAAACGACAGAGTTCAATAAAAAGAAATTTGTTTATAAGTATGTCACGTTTTTAGATTATAGTAAAGGAAAATTGTTTTATATTTGATTATTGTTGTGAGGGATTCATAACTTTGTTTTAGGTTTTTAGGTTAAAGAGAGAGGGTCGTTTGGATTCTCTCTTTTTTTTATGTATATTTGAGAAACTAAAACAAGATAGATATGAGATGTATAGACAAATTTGCAAACCGAATCGGGTTAGATAAGATAATTCACTTTTTAGGAGGTTGGGTTGTTTACGATGTATTTGAAAGTTTGTGGGCGGTGCTTGTAGTTGCCACTATAAAAGAACTTTATGACGAGTATAGTTATGGAGGGTTTGGTTACTGGGATTCGTTAGCGACCTTCTTAGGTGGTGTAGCAGCTTTAGTAGTTTTAATAATTAAAGTAAACTTACTATGAGTAAAGTAGAAGAAGAGGTTTGTTTTAAGATTTTAAAACGAGCTGAGGTAGGTAAAGAGAAATATGGCACTACGATGGAGCGAAAAGATTTAAGTCGCTTAGAGTGGCTTAAACACGCTCAGGAAGAAGCGATGGATTTGTGCGTGTACCTAGAGAAGTTAATTAATGAAGAGAATAGTAAACCGTTCAAGTACGAGTGGAATATGACTAAATAGATAAAGGGGCTTTAATTAGCCCCTATTTTTATATCTTTATTTACTCTCGGTCTGACATATCGCTTAACCATTCATCCCAAACCTTTCTAGCTTGCTCTATTTCTTCGGGTGTTTTATCTTCTCCTTTATCCATTCTATAGGTATTGTTTTATCTGCCCACTTAATGTTATGTTTCTCACACCATTCAGAGTAGGTCGTTTTACTTCCTTTAAATAACTTGTTTGTGTGCCTCTGAAAAACCATTCTAATATCTAAAGTAGGGTGCTGAGATATAACAAGTAACATCTTCTTCCTATCGTTAGATGTGAATCGACCCTTTAATTCCAAGATAATACCATTCGGTAAAATAACATCAGGAGTATATTTACGTTGCTCGGAAACTTCGTAGTATAAGTTAATAGTTTCGTACTCAAAAGGTATGTCTTGTTTGTCAAGTTCTTCACATACAACTTTTTCATAGTTACTCCTGAACCTTAGCGTTGGGGTTATTTTCATAATATGTTTTTCTATTGTGACATTTGTGGCAAAGCCCTTGTAAGTTAGATTCTTTTAACTTAGCCCCACCCATTTTTATTGGCTTAATATGGTCTACTACATCTGCTGGAGTAGTTTCGCCCTTCTTCTCACAATGTACGCATAATGGATTTAATGACAAAATATAAGCACGCATCTTTCGCCAAGGTGCTTTACGATAAAACGAAGTATCACCACCCCAAGATTCATTCTTAGGTGTAGTTCTTCTTGGTTTAGGTAATCTTGGCATATAAAATTATACTATAGTTAGTTTAAATCCTTTTCCGTTGGTGGTTTCCAATAACTCATTGAGAGTTCTTCGTGATGCTGCAATATCCAGCAAAGAGTCCCCGTTGATTTGTGCGAACCTAGAGCCAACAAGAATACACCCTCTTGTGTCGGTGTTATAGTTTCCGTGGTGAATAAGTATATATCTTCTATTGGGAACATCATCTAATATAAAATGTTTTTTGTACTTATCCGAATATCTTGGTGAAACTTTATAAACACCTTTAGGTACACAACTAATATTAGTCATATTGTCCTCGTAAGGTAACTCTAAAGTAACACACTCAAAAACCTTCTCTAAACCATCCCACAAAGTGAGATAGCCTAGAGTTTGGTCTATTCCTTCATCAAGCCTATTCAGATACGCCTTCAGCATCTGAAAATAGATTTGTCTTAACTAAAGCTTGAGCTTCTAGTTTTGTTAGTACCGAATTAAATGGATATTCCTTGCCTTCACCCATAGCGATTAAAGCTGAAACCTCTCCTTCTAATATAGAAAATTCATCTTTAATTATAGCAACCTTTTCAGAGTTAGCTACGCCTGGTTTGTTCCAATTAAGGCTTTTTCGTACCCAACAAAACGCTCCTATTTCCTCAGCCTCTTCCCAAGACTCAGGTGTTTCCATAGTGACCATTCCATCTTCATCCATTGATACTTTTGAATACTTCCCTAATAAACCATCAGGTATAACCTTCTTGAAATCTTCTTTAGTAATACTAAAGTATAAGTTATAGTTACCTTTCATCTTGTTGTTTTATTTAAAATCCGTAATCACTCGAGAAATCATCGCTAAATGAACTCGATGCTTTGTGTTTGTTTAACCCAGCTTTGTAGTTTTGTTCTACTTCGTCTGATGATAATGCTCTGTTGTAGATTCGTACATCGTCTATAAGAGCATTTGAATAATCGCCTGATTGATGTGAACCAATATACACACTTCCTGTATTAGCAAATTTTTGCGTTACTGTTTGAGATGATTTTGGTGTTGTATCATCATTAATGTAGCACTTTAAAGTACCTCCACTCTCAGTAATACAAAAGTAAGTCCAAGCATTAAGTGAAATACTAGCTAATAGTTTTTCTGAATCTGTACTATTAAAATATCTAAGCTGAGAATTTCTAATGTATATCTCAAAATTATCTTGGGTTAGTTTGGTAAGGATAGCCTCCCAACCACTTGAATTATTTGTGCTATAAAACCAACCATCAATAGAATAATTAGTAACATCTAAATTATCAGCATCAGGCACTTCAGCATAACCGATACCATCTAAATTCAAACTATGCTCTCTAAGTCGAACAGAGTTGCCTAAGATGTCGTCTGATGGGTTGTTAGGGTCTGCTATTAAAGTAATCTCATCGGCTACTGGTGTACTCTTCGCCCAATCCATCAGACCAAGTTGAGGTATTGTAGCTTGTTGGTCTTCCCAAGTCGCACCGTTTATAGTACCATCGTTGCCCTCTCCCGAACTATCGTAGTTAATCGAACCATCACCCTCGCTCAAGTGCCAATAGCCTTTGAGGTTGTTTAAGGTTGGTGAAACTATTTCTTTTACGGAGATGCTGTCTATTGTTACATCTAAAGCACCAGCACTACTTTTTCTTTTAATTTCAATACCTGTAGAGGTTGGCACTATATAACCTGTTTTAATGCCACTTGTTGTTATATCTACATCAGTTCCACTACCACCTCTTAATTGCATAGTACCACTAATTGATTTAACGTCAATAGAGTACGAATAGGTTTTACCTACTTCAAATACATTAGATTGGTCTATTGCAGCATAACTACCATCTGTTGTAATTATTCTAACTTCCCCTCCACTAATTGTTGCTTGTGTTTTATTCCAATCACCATTATCGCCTAGCTCAAAATCACCATTATCAACTTCCTCACTACCATATCTCAATTCAGAGTTATCCGTAACAAGGTGCTGCGGATTGTTGTAGTCAAAGGTAACATCGGCTTGTGTCCAAGCGGTGTCGTACAACTGAAAATCAGAAAGCCTTCCATCAAAGAATCTACTTTGATTTTGCTTACACCCAATATATCTTACTATTAAATCAGCATCATTTCCACTTGTACCTATAGCTACTTCTCCATCCGCTACACCGTTTAAATAAAAAGTAAGAACTCCACTCCCATCATAAGAAAATACCACTCTATAATAAGTGTTTAGTTCCATACTAGTATTTGATTCTCGCCAACTTGAACCACCCCAATCATATATAGTTAAATTTAAACTATCACTTATCCCTAAGTATGCTACTGATACGCTGCTAGATACTCCAAGAATATTGTCTGCAATATTATCAGGAGTTGTTGTTGTATTCACCCAACAAGCCACAGTCCAAGCTCCAGTTGAAATAGTAATATTACTACCCAAATCCACATAATCATTCACCCCATCAAAGCTAAGTGCCTTTCCAGTAAATAACTTCGCACTATTCGAGTTGCTCGATTTATCAGGTGCGATTTGAGTTACTTCTTTGATTTTAAGCGTTGTTATCGTAGTTGTTCCTGCGCTTGTATTCCTTAAATAAACACTTCCAGCCGTAGAAACAAAAGTGAATGTAGATGAAAAAGCACCCGTCGCTGCATTACTATAATACACTTCACTATCTGAAGCATTCTTAAATTGGAAACCTACCGCGTCTGTAGTACCTTCAATGGTTGCAGTATAAGTGATACCGTTCTCAACGTAGTGGTTACTGTAAATACCATCATTTCCTAATGTTGTGAAAGTATTAGCGTTATCAATAGTTGTTGAAAGTGGAGTCCAATCACTCTCAAAGTCATAACCCTCAGTTAAGTTCTCCCCAAGAATCTCACTCTTCTCGAAAGGTAGCCACATCTTTAGTCCGTTGCGAATTACACTTAACCCTTTACGGACAATCGAGTTAATTGTATTTGTTAGTTTTATTAACATAACCTAAGTCGTTTAAAAGGTTAGTATAAAGCGATAATGTCAGTTGCGTCTGTTCCTGTATTATAAACTTTTTTAACTTGAACAGCTAAAACCGAGCCATCTGCTAAGTTTTTGAATGTTACCGTATCACCCGATACTGTGTCTACTTTTACATCACCACCAGTTCCAATATATAATACTGCCCCTGGTATAGCTAATGTTTCTAACGTAGAAGGGTCTACATCTACAGCTTTAATTGCTTGCTGTGTTACTTTATTAGTTGGTACAAATCCCATAATTTCTTACTTTTTAAAAGGGTTTTTAATTACTATGTTTTTCTCGTCACACTTTTTACATTTTTCCCCTCCTAAAAAGCACAGAGGTAGTACAGCTATTAAAGCTAATACGAGTACTTGCCAAGTGATTCCACTTGAATCTATCTGACTAACCGAAGCCATAGCTAATACACCCGATACTGTTCGTTTCGATGACCACTTTCCTTTGTGGTCTTTGAACATCTCAGGTAGTATAGATATAATGCCTTTGGCTATTAACTTTGAACCGAATCCTGGCATAATATTAATTATTCTTTAGGATTATCATCTGATTGGTCGTTGTTCTTTATGAAGAACGCAATCAAATCATCTAAATATCCGAATACTTTATTGTCCTTAATCGAAGGAGTTAATCTTACTACGATTCTAGCTACTGCTAAAATTGCTAATAATAACTCAGCTCCATTGGCTAATAAAAAATCTAATAGTTGTTGCATCATTTTTGTGTTTTACTTGTTTATAAATCCTTTAGTAAAGGTGGTGAAAATCTAGAAGAAAAGGTAGCATAAAAACTAGAACCTCACAACACCTCTACTTATTATCTTTATTTCTTAATTTCTCTACCCACTTGTAAACCCCGAAGGATATTGCCAGTACTAGAGATAATATTCTTAACCATTGCTCTACATCGGATAAACTTAATCCGATTGCCATCACTTGAGCGAATCCCATTTCTATTGTATTTTTATCCATTATTCTATTGTTATATAACCTCCGTAAACTTCATCACTCGTACTTGTTGTATTTATTTCTATTGCTAAATAGTTTCTACTCGTACCTACTAAATCGGTAATGTCTAATTCTGTATTTACAGAACCCGTACCTAAAAGAGTAGTAGTATCAGTTGTAATCTCCCCACTATAAACCCTAAAAGAGAACCCCGATGAGCCAAATATATTTACCTTTGTTGCAGTAGTACCTTGTGGAATTATTTTAATAGCATACATTAATTGCGATGAATCACTTAATCTAACACTACCGCCATTATCATTTGTATTAACATCAGTTCCAGCTCTATTTGTTAAGCTAAATTCATTAGGAGTTATATTTATGTAATTTGCTGTTGTTCCTCCTGAAGTAAATTCTGTTGCTGGATAAGAAATATTAGAACTTATCACGTTAGATAAGTCGTAAGGTGATATTGATACTACACACCCTGAAGGGTAATCTATAGTAGGAACAAAATTATCTACATTAATTTGGTCTGAAGATGTTAAATTATCACCACTAGCAGTTAATATTAATTGATTCGACCCATCTGCATACGATAGTATTATCTTTTGGTTATCATAAACCTTAGCTTTTGAGTTAGCGTCTAACTCAACTTTATTATAAGTAGTTCCTAAGTCAATATCTGAATCAGTAACACCAAGGCTTTTATTTATTAAATCTATTTGAGCGTCTGAATCTAGCGAACCCATTCTTCCCTCAACACTACTATCAGGTGGTGGTGCTAATTTATTAGGGAATATAGGGTTAGGCTCTGGCTCAGTTATATAATCTGTTTTAGAGTTTATACTATACCACTCACCATCCATCGTTTCACTTTGAGCCTTAAATGAACCTCCTAAGAATTGGTAATATTTATAATTAGAGTCATCATTTATAGAGTATTTAATTGTCTTTAAAGGTGAAATATCACTACTAAATATAGAGGCTTGTAATATTTCTAAAGGCTCGACTTGTAACTCTAAAAACTCTTTAGTTACTAATTGTAATATATTTCTAGGTTCATCAGGCGTAGGATTACCTCTTTGAAACCCTGTAGTAACAGGTGTTGTAATCCCTGAACTTAAATATTGAACTGAATACTCAGCACCTATACCAGTTTGACCTAAATTATAATCACCTAAATCAAAACTTTCATAAGAAGTGTTCTCTGTTTGCTCAGAAGAATAAACTATCGACTCTCCTTGTTCAGCCCAAGAATCTGAACCTGTTGGTGTTAAAGCTATATTAATACACTCCGTTGAACTAGATTCTATAGATGTTGGTACGTTAGTATCCCCAAATACCGTTAAATAAGTCCCAAAACTTAAAGAACCTGAATGAGCCTCTTTATAAATATTTGTAGCATCTAGTTCTATATTAATATCTCCAGTTATCCCAGGATTTTCTACCTCTGCTAAGAATTTTATATTAGTTGTAAACTTATACTTATCTGTAGTGCTATTATATGATGAATAACAAGGTCCACCCGACATAGCAGATTGAGGATATGATGTTGCTGTACTACCAATATTTAAAGTTGTACTATTAGATACGTTACCAACTGCTGTACCTGATGTTGAATTTATTTGAAGTAGACCGACTGCTGCCGAAACACTATAACCACGAAGGATAGTTATTGTTTGAGATGAACTACTCCAAGTTAATAAACCTCCATCACCTTCTTTTAAATATTTAGTTGTCGAGCCATCTGTTATAGAAATAGTTAATGTAGCTGCATTTAAGAAAGAGTTGTCAAGTATGTGCCAATGAGGATAAGATGCTGGGTTTAACCCTGAAAATGCAGTTCTATCAATATTTTCTATATGTTTGGCAAAAAAATCTAAAGTCATAGAACCACCATCTACATCTTGAATCATCCCAACTATTGTTGATGATGTTAAATCTTGTCCTGTTGCTACATTAAAAGAATTAGCACCTTGCTTATAAGTAAGTTTAACCCCTTCCAATGATGGTTCGTAGGTAATAGTAGAGCCACCCAAAACTACATTATTAGATTGGTCTATTGTAAGTAAAGTATCTAAATCGTAAGGGGTTGGTGATGATATTGTACTTGCGTAATCATAAACCCTAATTTCACCCGTGTTATTATCTGCTAAACTATTAGGTTGAATGAAATTATAAAACCCTTCCGCTAAGAACCCTACTGTGTTAAAAGTTTTTAAAACACCATTAACAACATCTATAGGTTTATATTCTAAAGGATTCCCTTCTGATATACCTTCAGCATCTTCATCTTGTTTATCTACAAAAGCACCTCTAGCAGCGTAATGTATAGCAAATGGGTCACTTGATTGATAAGTAGTTTCAGGTCGCCACCAATCTACAGATGTTCTAAAACTATTTCTATTATGTGGGTTAGGTGCTAAATCGCCTGAAGCCATAGACACAAGATTCATATCTACTCCAAAATCACTTATAAGTAAATCTTTTATTTTATGTGCCTCTACTTTTTCTTCTTGGCTAGTAAATTCACTTGGCTTTTTCTTCCCAAAATAACCATAAGAATCGGTTGCTGTAAGTTTAAATTCATACGGAAATGGTGCGTTTTCTATAACATCAAACCCAGGTTGAATCCATCCGTACCACCATAGATTAGTATCTGATACGGAGTCTTTATATATTCTTATGTAGTGGTAATTATCTCCTTTTTGAAATACATCGTCATAAAGCCAATCTTCATCATCTTGGTCTTCAACAAACATATTTAAAACGCACTCAGAAGCGATAAATTGCTTATCCCTAGTACCACCTTCACCAGTCCATTTAACTTGGAATCCCTCTCCTGATAAATTCATCTCTATTGATGAACCTGTAAAATCCTTCTTCCAAACCTCTACATACCAATCAGTACCAGCTTGACCCTTTATCGTACTATGTCTATATTTACCGTATGCCATCTATATCTACCTTCTATTTTTTCTACGATTTGCTCTATCGAATACAATCAATAAGTCATCACCCGTTATCCTTACATCAGGTATAACCGTGTTGGAGCTACCTCCGCTTAAAGCGTGGTTAGGTATAATCGTTCCGCTTGAGTTTGGAACGAATAATTCAGGACCTTGTTCCCCTACTAAACTAACTTTACCTACAGGTGGATTACCTCCGCTTGCGAAAGCTCCACCCATCATTCCACCTAGTATATCTTTGAACCCCGTTCCACCTTTAAATATTCCACCAGCTGCTTGAGCTGTAGGTCCTAAACCTGTAAGACTTAAAATTGCTGCTAATAATGCTGCTTTAATTACCATCGCCATTATTTGTTTTGCTAAGTCTTTAAATATCTGACCTAAACCTTGTAATAAATTACCTCCACTAACTATAATATTAGCAACAGACCCAGCGAATTGTTGTGCCATAGCAAGCCCCATTTCTTTTACACTATTCTTTAACCTTTGGGTGTCAGCTTCCATTTGGGTCATAGCAGCTGCGTAATCTCTAACGTAATTAGCTAAATTATCACCCTCCATCCAAGAGAATAAAGTACTTGTTGAGTCATCATTAGTACCTGTAGTACCTCCATCAACTCCACCGTTAGTTGATGTGCTTGTTGAAGTTACTCCTCCATCAAGAGCTATTCCCAACTCAGTTATTTCACTAGCGTAATCATTTACAACTTTAGACGCATCTTCAAATTCTGAATTAGATTTACTTAATTCTCCTTTTAAAGTTGATAGTTTATTAAATAATCTTTCTGAAATAATAGACCCATTAGCTAACTCTACAAAGGCAGCACCCATAGATTTACCAGCTTCAGAACTACTCCTTACAATCGCTCCACCTAAAATTCCACTTAAATTATCTAATACACTTATGTTTGTCACATAACCTATTCCTTGTTTTTCTCTAAGGTCGTTTAATTCTAATAATCCTTTTTTCTCTTTAGACTCTAAATCTCGTTGAGTTTTTAACTTTTTATTAACTGCATTAGTTAATTCTACTTCTCTAGCTTTTAATTCTATTTTTTTAATATATTCTTTATTAGCAGAATCAAGTGCTGTTGTAAGTTGGTCGTTGGTTATTTTTTCTTGGTCTAAATTCTCTAAAAATGTTGGATATTTTTCATTAATTTCCCCAATTAATCTTTTTCTTTTTTCAGTTCCATCACCAGTAGTTTTTAATACACCAACTAAAGCGTTTAGTTCTGATTTTTCTTTCTCTAAGAAAGTAAGTTGTTTAGAACCTGTTGAATTTAAAGCTACAAATGCACCTCCCAATGCTAATAACCCCACAGTAAAAGGGTTTAATAACGATACTATAGCTCCAAAAGATAATAATAATGGACCTAATACCGTAAGGAATCCACCTACTTTTAATATTAATTTTTTAGTACCTTCATCTAAATTAGAAAATCCACTAGCTAAATCAGTTACCTTTGCTATAATAGGTGTTATAGCATCAGAAATTAAAGCACCCATCTCTATCTTCATAGATTCGATAGCAGATTGCATTTTCTTCACTCTAGCGTGAGTAGTTCGGCTCATCATATCAGCCATTTCTCTCAGTCTACCTGTATTTGTTTGGTACTCTTTAGTTAATTCTTTTACCTTATCTTTATTATTAGCAAGTATAAGTAATTGGTTAGCTCCCGTTCTACCAACTAATTTTGTAGCTTGATTTAAGGTCATTTGACCTGAAGCTAATTTTTCTAAAGTTAGAGAAAAAGGTATTCCCTCTTCATTTAATTTAGAGAAAGCTGTTCTAAGCCCCGTACCAGCCTTTGATGCTTTAATACCATTATCCATTAGAATACCCATCATTGCTGAGAGTTCTTCTAAATCTACACCTACAGCGTTTGCTGAAGCCCCAGCGTGTCCGAAGGCGGTAGAGAATGTACTAAGTTGAATTGATGAATTGGCGGCTGCGGAAGCTAAAGTGTTTGAAACTCTAGCTGCTTGGTCTGACTCTAAACCGAAAGCATTTATTGACGCTGATACAGTTTCGGCTGCAAGAGATAAATCTTCTCCCGTTGCTAAGGCTAAGTCTAATATAGATTTCTCCATATTTTTAATAGCAGTAGGGTCGAAACCTTTACGACCTAATACTAATTGAAGGTCAGCGACTTGTATGGCTGTAAATTGTGTAGTCGCACCGAGTCGTTTAGCTTCGTCTGTAAGCATTTTAAACTCGCCTACCGTAGCCCCAGTAACCGTATTAACCTTCATCATACCATTCTCAAACTTAGAGAAGGTATCAAAGGCTGATTTACCTAAAGCAGTTAAAGGTGCTGTAACACCAAACGATAATAGCGAACCCATACGAGCTGCTCCTGAAGCGAATTTAGCTAACGATTTATTAGCTTTACCTAATCCAACTTCTAGCCCCTTAATATTGGCTGCTACAATTATCGAGATGGTTTTAATCGAACCCATTACTTTTGTTTTTTGAGTAGTATTTTCTTATGCCTAGCTACGTCCCTTTTTATTTCTTCAGGGGTAGCTATTCTAATATTCTTTTTAGCCCTTTGATTATCCCAAGGAAAAGGTAGTACATCAGTAGGTCTTAGTTTCTTTTTAGAGTGAGGCATTAAGCAAGCAAGCATAATTGTTCTTGTTCGCTCCCAAGAATCTTGATTTGATTTAGTGTGATGCTCAGAGAATCCTTTTATCTTATTGTTAAAAGAACGAGGGGTCAATTCATATAATCCTTCATACGATAACCCCATCATTCCTAAACCTATCTCTTCGAGTTTATCCCAATCAATATCCTCGCCATCGTCATCAATTTCCTCACCCTTTACTACTTTCCCTCGTCTTGAGGTTGGTCTAATTGGAACGCTTCAAATATTTCGTTTATCTTAGAGAAATCTTCATTATCTATCCACTCTTCAATGTCAGATATTTTATAATTAAACTTCTCACCAATACTTTTAGCCCCGTATTTTAAACCGTAATAAGCTATAATCCCTATGTGGTCTATCTCCGTACCTAGTAAGTTTAATTGGTTTAGCTTTAATTTACACTTTCCGCAAATCTCCTTTAAACATAAATAACTAAACCTAATTGGTCGGTTTTTACCACCTAACTCTACCTTTTTCATATTTTCTACCTTTTATTAATAATTATTACGATACACCTAAATCAGCTGTTCCTGTTAATGAAATAGACCAAGTTGAATTTTCCTCAACTCCAGCATCCATAGATATACTTGTAATAAAAGCATCGCCTGTATATGTAACTGGGGCTGGAGTTGATGAATCTGCATCATCTAATACAAAAGTACATTCTATTGCTGCACCTGTAATTAATGATGCTATACTATCTATTGCATCGCCTTCAGTTATATCTACAAAAGCGTCACCACTCATTTCCCAAGACATTAATCCTCCAAGTGATTCTGACCAACCACCGCTTGATTTTGTTGTTGAATCTCTTAAATCTCTACTTATTGATAAAGAAGCAGATGTACAATGAGCTATAGCTGTACCAGCTAAAGATAAAACTACTCCTGTTGCGTTTTGAATTGCCATTTTATTTAGTTTTTAATTATTAGACAGTTAAAAATTATGTTTTTGTAGAACTTTTCAGCACCCTTAAAATATTCATCGTCTAAGGTTTCAAACCTAAACTTTGCAGTATAAGATATGCCATCTTCGGTGTAAGTCACCTCAAACAAATCTAAAGCGTCTACAGCAGCTTTAGCTTGATTGTATGTTGTTAGGTAGTCATCAGAGAAACAAGCTAGTCTTATCGAAACATCGCAAGAATTTAATGAGTTACCTTTTGAAATAAAATTACTTACATTCATTATCTCGAATGTAGTTGCTGGATATAACACCCCTTGAGGTATAATAACAGGAAATACCTTATCTCTTCCGTTAGCGGTTGTAAAAGCTGTTGTGCCTTCTAACTTAGTTACTATTTCCTTTCCTATTACTGCGAACATATCTTACTTAAATCCAGCTTGTTTAATCATTTTGTCTAGCATCTTCATCACATCTCTTTGTGCTGTTTTTGCTATATCAGAACCTTTTTGTTCTACAACCTCTTTTGGGAAATCGTGCATAGGTCTTATTCTACCTACTGACTTTCCGCTTTTGTGAAACCTCTCTTTAGTTCCCTCAATTAACATTGCTGGAAGGTTTTTACTTTGCTTCCCTTTAACCCAAGTAGGATTAAGTCTTTTTGTTATAGTACCTACATATATACTTGGGAATTTAGACTTTTTAGCTGTCTTTAAACCAATCGAGTCTGCTATTGATTTCCCTACTATTTTAGTTTTAGTCGAAGCATCATATCTTTGACCTGGTACTTTATTCTTTGTTCTGTACTTATATTTACCTTTTAAAGCCTTTTTAGCCTTCTGGGCTGCTGGTCTTAGAGATTTATTAACTAACGACCTTGACTCTTTTGCCGAATAACCTAGCTTCTTTAAAGCACGTTTAACTTCATTTAAGCCTTCTACCTTTATTCTGTTAGGATTAGATTTTGGCATAATTAAAGTTTTTTATACAGGTGAATCGGTTGGTAAATCTTGCTTTACAAAAACCTCAATAAACTCTTTCCTAGGGTCTACAACGAATCCTAGTATATCAAACTTGTTTCCCGAATCTACTTCCTCTATAATCCAATCAGACTTCATAGTCTTTGTTTCTGAAGAGTATCTAATCGTATAAATAAATCTCGAATAAGATTGCAACTCGTTACCCTCAAACTTCTCCTTAACATCTCTAAGCGACTTTACGTTCTTATTAGCCCATACAGTTGTCTGAGTGGAGTAAGTACTTGTAATACCACCAAAAGCATCTTGAGATGCTGTTTTTGATTTAAGGATGATGCGTTTGTTAAACTCACCAGCTTGTATTTTACTTATGAAAGCCATCTAGTGATAACATTTATAAGGTTGAAGTAATATCTCAGAAGCCATTGGAAATCTTCGCTTCCTATCCTCTCTGAAATAGTACATATCGCTTACAATTAATTTAATCGCTTGCTTAATAGCTTCAGGTACATCTGTATCTGCATCTCCAAACCCTGTCTTAAATTCAAACCAAAATGAATTAGCTAAATCGTCTTTTAATGTAGGACTCGTAAAGTCACTATTCAAATAAACTATAGATGGGTTAGAATAAGCGTCTATATACGCATCCGCTGACTCTTGCTCAACTCCAGCCGAATCAATCCAATGTATAGGATTATTTGAGCCTTGAGTCTTTAAAACACAATCAGGGTAAATTAAAGAAGCTACACTTGTCACACTATTAAAGTATAAACTATATTCGTGTGTAATAAAGTGGCGATTACAAAAGTGTTCAGCCATCTCTGTTGCAGCATCTATATACACCCCTAATAAATCATCTTCATCCGAGGTGTCAATTCTAAGGTGACGTTTAATATCAGCAACCGATACTACCTTAGTAGATGGGTTATCGACTAAAACTAAATCGCCTTGTATGTTTGTGTTCGGGTTAAGATACATATATTGAGTTATAAAAGAGTAATAAAAGGAAAGCCCCGAAGAGCCTTCCGATATATTAAGTAATTATTACGCTGTTAAAGAAGTTGCTTTAACGAATGAAGCCCCGTGAGTTACACCCCAATCAATGTATTGGTTTACGATTAATCTAACCTCTCCGTTGACAGCTCTACTGTAAGGGTCTACAGTAATATCTAAACCACCAAATAATCCAATGTATAACTTAGAGAAATCGCCAAACAAGAAATCACCTGATACACCAGCTGATTTTGTACAACCGTTAGTGTAGTAAGTTGGGTATCCGTTTACTAAGTTTCCTTGTACACCAGCTGATACTGCTGCTACTTGAGCTGATTGCTTCAAGTCTTTCATAAGTACAGGGTTAGCTACATAAGCTAAACTTCCTTGTAAACCTTCATTAACTGCTAATTCAGATTCAGCATTAACAAAATCGCTCATAATAGAAGCGTTTGCAGAGTAAGCAGCTTCAGTAATTGTTCCTACACCTGAAGCAGCAGCAATAGCTCCACCACCATCGGTACCTGAAGCAGCAAACATAGCAGCATCAATCTTTGCACCAGCAGCACGACCTAAATCAGCTACGATTGCTTGTTGTGCGCCCATTCCGTTTTGCAATAAAAGTTGCTTAGAAATATCAACATAAGAAGATAATCTAACTGGAGATAAATCTAACTTACCGAAGTTCTCTCCACCTTCGGCAGCAGAAGCAACTTCATCAGCCCAAGCTACAGATTGTTTCCCTGTAATTGGTAAACGAGTGTTAGCAGAAAGTCCAGTAAGGATATTTGCACCTACTTGATTGAATACAGAAGCCTCACGTAAAGCCTCTTGGTAGCCCATTACTACTGTTGGAGCAATACCTGAAGCAGTTTGTGTTACTTCTGCGGCACGTTGCTCTAATAAACGAGAAGGAATACCTAATCCGTTGATTGTACGACCAGCTGCTCTAGCTTCTGCTACAGCTTCATCGTGTAATTCTTTTTCAACACCATCTAGTGTGTTGTTCATAAAACCTGATAAGGCTTTGAATAATGAATAGCCTCTTACTTCAGATGACTTATCTTTGTTTTCCATAATTTCTACTTTAGGGGTTTTTGTTGCGATTTCCGCATTTAAAGACTCTTGGCGTTCAACCGTTTCGATGTCTTTTTTTAATTTATCGATAAGATTCATTTTCTTATCGTAAGAAGATTGTTCATCTTCAGTAAAGTCACGAGCCTCAGTTTTACAAGCCTCTAACATAACATTAGCTTCTTGAATTAAACCAGCACGTTCTTGACGTAATTCTACAGAGTTTTCCATCTTTAAAATTTGCTTTTTAATTTTAATTCGTTTTGTAATTGATTGATTTTCCTAAGTGTTTCTTCACTATCGCTATTAATTTTAGCCTCTAATTCTTTAGCATCTGTTTTAATTTGCTCTAAAGAACGTAAAGCTACATCAGTATTAGCGTAAGCACCAACACCAACAATAGAAACATCAAACAATCTTCCGATTTTAGTTATGTTCCTCTTATATACATCACCCTCTTCCTTCCATTCATCTTCCTCTACCGTAAAGGCAAATGATGATTCATAAAGTAAGCCTCTACGCATTAGTTCTGCGACATCTCTACCCGTAGAAGTGTTTGGTAATGTTCCATCGTATCTTAAACCTCTTTCATCAAGTGAAAGTTTTAATGTACCACCTTGATTTCTATCTAAGATAGCGTTCATATCGTGGTTGTAAGTTAAGATTACATTGTCATCTAATCGACCATCAAAAGCACCACGAGAAATAGTTTCGTAAAAACCTAAATCTCTACTTTCGTGTTCAAATAATGAAGCGTACCCACTAACATTGATTACGTCTGAACTTTCATCCATTCGTACTTCGCAGTCGGTAGAGTAAACTCTAATTTCTTTGTTATTTTTCATCTTCATTAATGTTTTCGTTAAGTTCCTCTCTTGATGTAGATTCTCCTAATCGGTTTATAGGTAGCATATTAGATTGCATATAGTAATCCTCAGAAGCACCACCTACACTATTTAAGTCCTCAAGTTTTCTAACTTCGTCAGGGGACATAACACCAATATTAACTAAAGTTCTATAGTAGTCAGCCCTCGCTTTAGAGTCACCTCTAAGGATAGCTGTTAAATTAAATTTAAAGTATTCCGTACCTCTCTTCTTAAATGGAACGAGTTTAGCGTTTAATTCAGATTCAATACGCTTAATCCAAGGAGTAATGGTATGAACCACAAAATCTATCTGCTGTGCTTCAATATTCGAGTATGTGGCGTTTGAAAGGTCGTTTACTAAATGGTTCGGTACTCTAAATAAACGACAAATATCAGATATTTGATACTGTCTACTCTCAATAAATTGAGCTTGATTATTTGGAATAGTTCTAGCTTGGAAATCCATTCCTTCTTCAAGGATAGCTGTTTTACCCGTGTTACTTGTTCCTGAGTAGTTATTAGACCAAGATTCCCTAAGTCGTTTAGCTGTTTCAGGTTTAAGCGTACCTGGGTGTTTAAGGATTCCTCCTAGTTGTGAGCCATTTTTAAAGTAAGCACCAGCGTGTTTATCTAAAGCTAAGGCTATACCTAAAGTTTCAGCAGCCACTTGGATAGGTGATTTACCTTGAATACCATTAGTTGATAAACCTTTAACGTGAATCATATCTATTCCAGCTACTCTACCCGTTTTTGGATAAGAATTACTAGAATCACTTTCTTTTATTTCGTAATAAACTCCCCTTCCCTTCGGAGATATAAAAACATCTACATCATTACATTTGATTGGGTGAAGTCCTACAGGGAAACCTCCGTTGTTACGTTCAATATAAGCATAAAAATTACCATCTAAACTTAAATCTACCATTATCCGTTCAAAAAACATAAACGAGTTGAATAGCGGAGATGGTTGTTGGCTTATAAGAGCGTTTAAAGGGTTGTCAGACTTAACCTTCTTTTGATTATTTTCATCTTTTTCATAAAGCGAAATAGGAAGGGAAGCTATAGTTTCAGACAAAACTCTAACGCAAGACCATACAGCAGCTACTCTAAGAGCTTGTTCTTTAGACACTACCTCACCTGAAGCGTTACCAAAAGCACTTCCTATAATGGTCTGACCATATATGCTTCGCTTCTCTGTATCAGAGGATTTGTCTTTTCTTCTTAAAAAATCAAATATACCCAAATCTGTGTTTTTGTAAATAGTATTACATTAGTAAATAGTAAAAACAACCGAAGTGTGAACTACTTTTCAACACTTTTTTTAATATTTTTTAAATATTTAGCTAATTTCTTGTACACATAACGAGTGCTAACACCATTAATTGTTGCTATTTCTTGTATTTTTAATCCATATTCAAATCTGAGATATGGTATGTTGTCATCTATTTTAAGCAAGTTATCCCATAATTCATCAGGAAGTTTATCGTAATCATCCGAAATAAACGGTGTTTTAGGCTCTCTAAGGCGATAAGTATTATGAAATGGACTCGTAGTACTTAAAACTTGATTCGTGACGATACGAGCCACGAAATAACATAATTGATTTGTTTCGTATAAAGATTGTATAGTTTCCTCCATTTGAGATAGGAGAATAAGAGAAACATCTTGAATTAAATCATCAATAAGATGTAAATCTTTATTATTAGCTAGAACACTAGCACAAATATCTCTTATCGTGCCTTGTTCTTGGACTATTATTTCGTTCTTAGATAAAGAATATTTCTTTTGAGTCATAACCTGAGTTTCCACCATTCTTGTTTTGCATAGCCTCGCTTAATCCCATTATACACGAAATTACACCATCAATCTTTTCATTCGATTTAGATTTATCGGGCTTAATATTTCCAGCAGCATCATAAGTTAGCACGATATTAGACATCATCCACCTGAGTACGGGATTACCTCCGTGTCTTAATTTACCGCTAAGTATAAGTGATTCAAATTCTTTTGTAGCTGGACTCATAGTCTTGTAACCTTGTCCTACGGGAATCATCGGACAACCTTCTTCTGTAAGGTCGATTACAATCTGTGAAGCGTTCCACCTATCGTAAGCTATCATTTGAATATCGTATATCTCGCTTAAATCTCTAATCTTTTGCTTAATGTAATTGTAATCACAAACATCGCCAGGAGTTAGGATAACGTGACCCTCTCTAGCCCACTTTGAATAATTTACCTTATCTCGCTCTGAGCGTTTGTGAGCGTTCTCTTCAGGTATAAAGTTATATGAAATAATATCGTAACCACCATCTTCATCAGGGAACATTAATGAAAGTGAAGTAACATCTCTAGTTGAAGCTAAATCTAATCCAGCGTAACAAGTTTTCCCTTTTAAATATCGCTCATTCACTAGACCATCACACTCCATCCACTTTTCGTCACTAATCCACCTAGATTCGTTGGCCACCCATTGATTAAGGTGGAGTCTACGGAAGGTGTTTTCGTATGAAGGCTCGTTTTTTGCCTTTACTGCTTGTTGCTTCATATACTCTTCGGTGATGATAGTACCATAGCCTGGATTCGCTTTCCTCCAAACCTCTTCATCGAAAATATCATCATCTTTATCAGCCTCGTAAACAACGCCTAAGAATGAATCATCTTCGATACTACCATCAATAAGTCGTTTAGCATAATCGTAAAGTTCTTTACAAATGTGGTCTTTTTGATGACCAGCCCCAGCTGTCGTAATCCCGAGCATCAGCGGTTCTTTCCTAGCTCCCATACTCGTGAGTAACACATCGTAGAGGTCACGATTCTTGTGAGAGTGAATTTCATCCAACAAACAACAAGAGAGGTTTAGACCGTGCTTAGTGTCAGCATCAGCCGAAATAACTTTGTAGTACGAACCATTTTTATCGTAAGTGATTGAGTCACGATAAGTGTTCCCTCGTTTGATAAGTTCAGGTTCTTGTAGTACCATTTGCTTGGCTATACTGAAACTTAATCGGGCTTGTTCTTTATCTGCTGCTGCCGAAACAATCTCAGCTCCTTTCTCTCCATCAGAGAAAAGCATATAGAGAGCCACACCTACCATCAAATTAGTCTTTCCGTTCTTACGAGGGATAAAAACGAAACATTGTCTAAACTTTCTTAAATTAGTTTTCTTTGACTTCCAACCAAAAAGAGGTTTAATGATGTCATCCTTTTGCCAATCCTCAAGGATAAACCTTTGACCAGCTAAATCTCCCTTTACGTGCTGACAAAACATCTCGATAAAATCCACAGCCCTATTAGCTGACTTTTCATCGTAATACCAAATATCGGTATTTATGTTTTTAAGATTATTCATCGTTGTTAAAGAAATTCTCTATTTTAATATCAGGAGTATTAGCGTGGTTCTCTATTGCATTTACTTTAGCTCGACTCGATGGTGTTAGACCAAATTCTTTTAGTAATTGAAAGACTCTAACGAAAGATTGATTAGCTATCTGTACTTCAGGGCGTAGAATAGACTTAGTGTGACCCTCTCTTGATGTTACATCTTGAGTTGGACCTAAGGTATTCACAACCTCTTTAGCTTGTTTATATTCGCTGTAAGCATCACACAGCAATTCTAGTGCCATAGAATCAGCTTGAGTCAATACAGACATATCGTGTAGCAACTCACCTAATTCAACAAAAGCCTTTTGCCCCGTTTCACTCAGCCAAGTTGGTGTAGGAGGAATAAGGGAAGGTAGTTGAGGTTCATTAGGATTAGTCCTATCAGCCCTCAATGTTCCTCGCTGCTTTTTTATTTCTGTTGGTAATCGTTTAGTCATAACTTTCCAAATATACAAAAAAATATTTAATAAACAAAGAAAGAAAGAAAGTAACATAAAGAAAGAAAGAATATACTACTCTTTATCCTTATCCTTATCTTTATCCTAGTAGACCCCATCTTGACCCCATTTAGACCTCAATTAGACCCCATTTAGACCTCTAAAGCCATATCGTCTGAGTATCAGCGAGTTACGTGATATAGTATGCATTGCATAATATAATATTAGGTGATATTACCTATAGAATTAACTTTATCCCTTAAAAACAAAAAAAAAAGCATAAATCTTTTGGTTATTAACAAATGTTTAATATATTTGTATCAGAATTAAGAACCTAAACCTAGAAATTATGAGAACATTTAAAATGACAAAAGAGATTTATAGTAATAAAGAGTTTTTTACTCTTAATCAAGGTAATTCTACTCTTATATCAAGTACTAAAGAAAATTGGTATAATATTATTCAAAGTATGTATTTAAGGTTACTAACTGATAATTGCAATAAAAATTCTAAAATGTATAAAGAATCTTTAAGCCAATACAATTTTATTTGTAATTATTTTAAAATTAAAACTATTTAACTTTTTAAGAGAGCAAGCCACTTGGTGGATTATTAACAGATAAAATTTAATTGAAATGAAAAAAATAGAATTACAAGGCGAAGAGTACTTCACTTACCGCCAAGATGAAAATGATTTAGTGTCAAGTGGAGAATTAACAGGTACTTATCTATTGTGTAAGCACATAAAATGTGAGAACTTTCAAGCAGCTATCTGCATAGATACTAAAGAAGTTTATCTTATTAGTAGAGTACTTTAGCATTACATACAACGCTGCATCGAAGTCCTACCGCAAACCAATACAAGGGTTTAATTTCAATCGGTAGGCAAGTATAACTAGGTAAGCTTAACTTTTTAGGCATCAATTTCTATTACCTAGTTTAGTACGTGAGCAAGCTGCGTGAATGCTGCATTTCAGAAGGTGGCGAAATTGGTAAACGCAGGGGATTCACTCTCCGTAAGTACGGGTTCGAATCCTGTCCTTCTGACTAACTAAAAACAAGAGTAAGATGAATGAACTAGACCACATTTTCGGAGATGTATTAAGCGATTTGGAAAAAGCAACTAAGATTAGAAATATCAAAAGTAAGTGGGAGGAACTCTCTCACCTACTAGATAAAGTTGAATCTATGATAGATGCTAAAGAGATAAATGCGACAGAGTTAATTGCTATCGTAAGCGAGTACAAGCGAATTAAATCTGTTGAAGAATAACGCATTGTATAAGGTGCGTTGCGAAAAATTAAACGAAATAAAACAGATAAAGATATGAATTGGATTAAGAAATTATTTAGTAAAAAAGCAGAAACTAAGCAATGTGATATACACGTTGTTAGCAGTAGTTTAAAGCACACAAT